TTTTTTCGCCCTAAATTCTTGAAACCAGTTAGATACGACGAGGTCGCTATCGTAGCCTACGACGCTAGATTATATTGCTACTGATACCAGTTATGTGTCGTCGACGTCGCTGACGCCGTTTGTAAAGTTTGCGTGGGAAATCCCACGCTACGAGGTCAGAACCATGCTATCGCTAGAGATATAATTTAGCGATGCTTTTTTAAGTCTAGTTTGCCTAGTAAACTGGGTTGTTCCATGCAAAACGAGGTTTTGTTCCAGTCTTTGAGGTGGGGCTTGGAACAGGTTTTTGTCAACGAGAACAAGAACTTAGTCTACTTTGTTCCAATGTTCCAGTCTTGGTACACAGGGTATGAGGTTTTGAGAAGTTTAGTCATCAAGAGGTTCGATTTTGCAGTGCAAAACTAAACAACACAAAAAAACATCGTCCTGTTTTCACTGGAACAACTGGAACAAACTAAAAATTATTAAAATAATATAATATATAACTATATAAAGCCTAGTAAAATCAAGCACTTAGCTCAGTTCCAAATCTGTTCCAATGTTCCAATAGTAAAGTTATAGCATGGTTTTAGACTGGAACAACTGGAACAATCTTATAAATCAAGCACTTACAACACCACTATTTTTCAGCCATTCGTAAACTAGGAGTGGAGACCACAATTCAACTCACGATATAACAACAAAAATACTTCGACTCACATATTGGTAAATTAGTAAAGTTTGGTATAATATTAGTATGGTTAGAGATAATTACATATATTCCGTTTCGCTCTATCCAGACCGTGGGATTTCCCACGATAATTTTTACAAGTTATTAACTTTATAGGAGAACGAGATGCACAAAAAAGACTTAGAACAAATGGAGAAATACTGGGAAAAGTATCACAAATCAATACCTGATTATCCATTAATGGATCGCAGAGAACAAATTAAACAACGCAAACTTGACAGAATATTGTCGGTTGTGTTGGTTATCTTAGTCGTTCTGTTAATCGTATCAGTAGGTATGTTGACATATCTAATGCGAGGTGGACTATGAGTAATAGTTTAGAAACTTCAAACACGCACTACAAAAAGCTAGAGATAATGTCAAACTATTCTAGGGACATGATGATAGAGAAAATATTAGATGACATAGTAGACAAGTTATCTAATACATACAGTGGGGACGACTTGATCGCTGAGATAGTCGAACTTAATCTTAACGGTGCTCATGCAATTAACGAGATGGACGACAAACAACTAGCAGAGAAGTGCGTAGAAATATTTGATGACAACGACGAGTGGGGAGACGAGATATGAGTATGCCAAGTATCGAAGACGAAGTATGGACGTATTGGTGTAACGAGGTTGAAGTTAATTGCCCGACACTAACAGACAAGTATCGCATGGCTGGTAAAGTTTTAGAAGAGAGGTGTGTGCCTGAGAAATATGTTAATGATGAGCAAATGTATTGTATTCAAGAACTAATCGACCACTATATCAACACCAAAGATACATCAGACTTAGTTCACATAATAGCCGACGCATTACGCAATCAGGAGGTAGACTATGATTAACTGTATAACGTGTGGTAATGAATTCTCTAGCGATAGAGCAAAACTAGGTTTCAAGGTTTGTCTTGACTGTGGGGAGAAGCAAGCCGAGAAAGTTAAGCACTGTGTAGCACCGATGCACAAATCAAACTACATGGTGTTCACAAACTACGATGACTTAAAAGGCATCAACAACAAGGGGGGTTTAATCAAATGAGTATCACAAACAAAGATGATTGGAAAATCATTATGCACAATCGCAAGAACGTAAATAAAAAGGACAGGGTGTGGGAGTATCCTGAGGAAGAACAGACAGAAGACTTGTCTGACATTGAACTTGACTTTGACAGAGAGGAGGATAGCTAAACACTGAACAAAAATAGTCGAACTAGGCTATTGTAGAATTAGTAAAGTTTGCTATAATATAAGTATGGTGAGAGAGATTCATAAACCATGCAAAACAAGTAAACATGCAGTTGAGATACAAAAACATGCAGTAGCAACAGAGAGCGTGGGATTTCCCACGATACATATTAACTTTATAGGAGAACGACATGCACTACGTCGAACTACAACAACCTAAACATATTACATCACTAGCCACATCAGCAGTATTGGTATCGGTGGACGTAAATGTTTGGTCAGCAACAAAACAAGACAGGGGTATCTCATCAGAGGTAACCAAACTTAAACGAGCAGACAGTAACGCAGGTAGGTTTGTTAAGAATCTATTAGCTAACAACATCTACCACAAAGACTTGGTGAACTATCGACAGACCATTTACAACTGGTTAAAGCGTAGCACATACCGATGGAACGTCAGTCAAGACTTATTACCTACAATCAACTTAGAGAAATTCAAATCTGAGTATGACGAACATCAGACAGAGTTTTACAGACTACTAGATGATTTTTGCGATAGGTATGACACTATTAAATCAAACATGGCTTTTAGTCAGGGTGATATGTATAACGCAGATGATTACCCAAGCGTAGATGAGGTCAAGAGTAAGTTTGCATGTAACCTGTATGTTTCTGAAGTGCCTGAACAAGACTTCCGTTGTCAAGTAGCACAAGACTTGGCGAATGACTTGAAACTACAATATCAAAAACAAGCAGAGGAGATAGTTAAGAATGTATTACATCAACAAACAGAACGAATCACGAATGTCATGGAAAGTATCGCACACTGTTGTGGAACGCAAGAGATTACTAAAGACGGCAAAACTACAACAAAGAAACGAAAAATCTATGATAGCACCATCGAGAAAGCAAAAGAGTTATGCGAAACAATCAGGAACTTCCAACTAACTGATAGTGAACATAGCACAAGACTTAGATCAGTAGCGAATCAATTAGACGATACCCTACAAGGTGTTGACAGTGAAAAGCTACGAGTAAGTGATAGCACAAGAGAGCGTGTTAAGAACGACGTGGAAGACATACTTTCTAAATTTCAATTCTAATCGTGGGAATTCCCACACATAAAGGAGAGCGTAATGCACACAGTAACAATTAAAGAACTACGAACACTTATCCCAACTATTGGTAGAGAGATCACACCGATCATACAATCCGAGCCAGGTTGTGGTAAGACATCATTACTTCATATGCTAGAGGAAGACTTGGGCGACAAATACGACTACATCTACGTCGACTGCCCAGTGAAAGATATGTCAGACATAGCTATGACTATTCCTAACCATGATACTAAAACATTGGAAAGCTACGTGGGTTCTATATTCAAACTAGAAAGTGATAAACCAAAAGTTATATTACTCGACGAGTTTATGAAATCCCCTAAGCTACTACAAGTTATCTTCACAAGGCTAATGCTAGAGAGATGCGTAGGTGATACACCACTACCTGAGGGTTCTATTGTGTTCGGCACATCGAATAACCAATCCGACGGAGTAGGCGACACTATGCTAGCCCACGCAGGTAACAGGGTTTGTATCTTGCAAATGGAGAAACCACAAGTAGATGACTGGCTAATATGGGCAACTGATAATGACATACACCCACTTATCAGAGCATGGGTTCATATGTTTCCTAGATCGCTAGCAAGTTACTTAGATGATAACCAAGAGGACAATCCCTACATCTTCAATCCGAAGAAACATCAACTGAGTTTTGTCTCGCCACGCTCATTGGCTAAGTCTTCCGTCATTGTTTCTAACAGAGACACACTAGGAGATAAGGCTACAATGTCAGCATTGTCAGGCACGATCGGCACGAGTGCATCGTCGGATATGTCAGCGTTTCTATCGCTAGAGAAAAAATTACCTAAGTTCCAAGACATCTTAGATAACCCTGACAAGATAGCTATACCATCTGAAATATCAGCACAACTTATGGTTATGTTCCAAGCTGTGGACATACTCAAGACACAGGACGAGTTATCTGACTTCATGAAGTTTGTAAACAGACTACCAAGCAGTGAGATGCAAGCCGTGTTCTTTACCATGATGGTTAAATCTAAGAAAGCACGAGACATAGCACGAGGTAACAAACAGATTGCTAAGTGGTGCGAAGAAAACTTTGACTTATTCTAGGAGACTATCAATGAATAGAATAACAGAAGAAACAAGACTGAAGAAAGCTCACATAGCTTTGATGAAACACCACGAGACTGCTTTGTATTCAGGCGTAATGATGATGGGTAAAAGCGAGATCATTGATGAGAATATTACGGCATACACTGATGGTGTAAACAAGAAGTATGGTCGGTCGTTTGTATCTAAACTTAAAGACGAAGAACTACGAGCATTGGTTCTTCACGAGAACTTGCACGTTGCACTCAAGCACGTCGCTAGGTTCAAGCGTGAGTTTAAGGACGATCCCCAACTGGTTAACATGTCAGCAGATTATGTTGTCAATGATGTAATTGTAAACATCAAAGAGCATGGGTTTCTTAGACTACCCGAAGGTGGGTTGGTTGATGACAAGTATCACAACTGGTCGGTGCGTGAAGTATACAACGACTTGAAAGATATGCGTCAGAACAGACCACAAGAGTTTGAACAGAAGTATGGTGATGGTGATGGCAATACTATGGACGAACATGACTTTGAACATGGTCAGGCTATGTCTGAGAAACAATCTAATGAACTATCTGACAGTATCGACAAGGCACTGCGTGAGGGTTCAGTATTGGCTGGCAGACTTGGTGCTAAGATTCCTAGAACTATTGAGGACTTACTAGCACCGAAGGTCGACTGGCGAACTGTGTTGAGAGAATTCATTATGTCAGTAACACGAGGAACAGACGAATACTCTTGGCGTAGGTTCAACAAGCGACACATGGTCAACGACATATACTTACCAATCACTGAGAATGAAAGAGTGGGTGAACTTGTTGTTGCCATTGACACATCAGGCTCTATCGGCACACGAGAACTTACTGAGTTCACATCAGAACTGGTTTCAATCTGTGAGGTCGCTAATCCTGAAAAAATTAAACTGCTATGGTGGGATACTGAAGTGCATGGTATCCAAGAGTTTGCTGATGACTATACGGACATACAAAATCAGGTCAAGCCACAAGGTGGAGGTGGCACTGACCCACAATGTATTCCTAAGTATATCAATGATAACAACATCAACGCACAGGGTTTGATTGTATTTACTGATGGTTACTTCTATGGCACGGATAACCTTGAGTGGAGTATATCTTATCCGACACTATGGCTAGTAACAGAGAACGAGGACTTGCGTGTTCCGACAGGCAAGATTGTGAAGTATGATCGTGGGAATTCCCACTAACGGAGGTGAGAGTATGAAAGAAATAATACATGAGTTTACAACGGATAGATTCGATAATGACTTACCATGGAAAGCAGTATGCTTGGTTGATGATAAAAGCATAACAATAAAGCATATAACATGCGATGGAGTAGAACATGATGAAGATGATTTACCGCATGGCATGATTGAATCAATAAAAGATTCAGCAAGAGAGTTATATAACGAGGGAGAATATTATGCCTAAAATAGTTTCGTGGAATTTAGTCGCTTATGATGAAGATGATAATGAGATTATAGTAGATGTTCATCGACACCATGTAGCCAATGTTATAGATGATTTTTTAACTGAAGAATTTAAGGAGGACGAAGATGAAGAATAAAATATTTAGAGTTAGCATAGCCCAGTATTGCAAACCTATTACAGTGTTTGCGAAAGACGAGGACGACGCTAGAAATAAAGCAACAGAAGACCATGTTTGGGAAGTAGAAGAAGCAAGTTTTGATATTGAGGAGATACCATCATGAATAACATACGAGGACACAAAGTTATCATAGAAAGAGAATACACATACTATTTCACATTGTTGTTTTGGTTTGTATTGGGTGCAACTGTTGGTGCATCAGGACACAAGGCTTACCTAATGGGTATGAGTTTATTATATGACGAACCGATAACGTATCTTTGCAAACAAGGTATCGTGTATAAACAGGCTGATCCAATTAGCACTGTGTATTTAAAAACTGACCAACAATGTATAGAGGAGAAAATGTAATGCTAGAGAATGTAACATACGACAAACTGTGTGATATTGTAAACACACAAGAACCAATCAGAGGTAGGTATACCGAGGACTATCCTTGGGCAGACAGGAAGTATTCACCAACTAAATATTTTACTGCTCACTACGAGAAAGATGACAAGGGCGTAAATCGGATAGCTATGTTTGATGTATTCTATGGTAAAGAAAACCTTTTACTATCAGTGTTTCCTATGAACATTGTAGAATTCAATCCACATGAGAAATGGGGATACTCACAAGGCGAGACACAAATACTTAAATCACTAAACGCAACTGAGGGTTGGATGGATTATGGATTCCGAGAAGGACAAACTTTCTATAATGAAAAACGACGTGGTGGCTTTTGCTATTCAAGGCTATTTTCTAAAGACTACTACACTGTAATACCAATACGAAAAGGTATACGATACTACATGGACACTGACAAGGTTGTAGAAGGGTATGAGTATGACATCGTTGAGAAGATTCTTAATCGAAAGACTACAAACAAGATTAAGAAAGAGAATGCTAGTATGTTCAAGCAAGTTTTACCTTGGCTAACTTCATTATCAGCTAATGACTTGCTAGAGATAATACAAAGTGATAAGTTTAGGGATACTTCTAGTAAAGAGTATCTACAAAATAAAGATAACATACATTTTGCATTGAAAGCATATCAAAATTATCCAAATAATAGAACATACTACTTTTCTGATTCATTCAAACGTCATCTGTTAAAACATTATGACAAGGCAATCATACATGAACTCAGGAATTTTTATGACAATGCTTACAAAGAAAGAGTAACGCCTTGCGAGAATAAATTTTTCGCAGGTTCAAACCACGATATTGAAATTAAACTTAGAGGGAGAATATAATGACCACTGTAAACGATAGCAAAAAACTATTTATTGACGACCACTCTCACTGGAAATATTCTAGTCTGATGGGAACTGCAAGAACATTCATTGAGGAGATCAATCACGCTTTTAAATACAAAGTTATTAACAAAGTAGATTTAAAATCCTCATGGAGTGGCTATGAAATATCTACTAACACTGAAGATGCAAAACATAGTGGGTGGTTGATGGGTTTAGATGATGGACTACCTAGATGTATTATTATGGTAGAGAAAATAAATCATAGAGATCAATGGGTTGATAACTACACTTACATATCGCCTAATGCAATAAAAGAACAAGGGGATAGATATAGTCTTACATCAATACACTTGAATAGGTTGATAAAGAAGATTAAAGAACGAGAAAAACATACTGACCATTTAGGTGATGAAATCAATATGATGAACTCAAGACAAATGGCAAGAGACTTATCAACAATGATTGTAGACTTAGATAATCTAACGAATAAAAGAAACAACACTTATATTGGTGGCGTAGCATTACAATTACTTATCGAGAAAGCAACAGGTAAAGATGTAATTATTGATGGTAATACTGCACTGCTCTATAAGGATACGCTTGACAAACTATACAAAATAAACGATGATATTGAATCAGGTCTAGAAACAGCACAACAAAGTATTAGAAAACCTTTTCACTTTTTGATAACTTCTAGATATTATGATGGGTATATTATGGGACAAGCTAAGGTGATTGACAGAGAAGATAAATTAGATACAAGAGATCTACAAATCTTAAACATGAAACGCTATGTCGATATACAAGATTATGAACACTTTGAAAGTATCATACCAAAACTAACTATGTTTAAAGTAGGCTATGAACCTGACGACAAAAATTCAAATAAGATATATAGTGATTATTTCTTAGAAAGTAATGGTTGGTATAGTCGAGCAAACATATTCCACAAAGACTTCGGTATACTTACATATACTCTTGGTGAACATAATAATTTCAAAATGCTTACTACGATTGTAACGGATGTTTAAAGAACTAGAACCAATACCACATTTTAAACTAACAGATTATGTTCGTGTTCCTGTTTACAAGGAAGATGATGTTTATATCGTCTACGTGGCTAAAAACTTTCGTAGACGATATAGCCTAAAAACCCTACCAAGTTTCATCAAATCAAAAATCACTGTGGCTAACTGTATCGCCACAAGCTACAAAGAAGACCACGAAATAAATGCTATGGACGTATTTAATTGCCACGAAGAAATAGGTGATCCTGATACTGCATGGCGAGCGTCTGAAAGTATGTATGTTGTTATCATTCACGTTAACGACTTCTATGAATTAGCAGGAACATTTTACGATGGCTACCCCCGAAAAGAAGATTAAAGATAAAGCTAAAAAAATTTTGACTGAACTAGGTGCTTACTTCTTCATGCCTGCGACTGGAGGTTATGGTGCTAGTGGAGTGCCTGACATTATTGCTTGTTGGAAAGGCACATTCTATGGTATTGAGTGCAAAGCCAACGGCAACAAACCGACAGCATTACAGATGAAACACTTAACTAATATACACTTTGCTGGAGGGATCAGTATTGTGGTTGACGAAACTAATATTGATGACTTAAATAATATAATTAGAAAGGCTAAGAATGAACACAGAGACAGACGGAAGGGAAGCCGTGGGAAATCCCACGAAAGCAGTTGACATGGTTAATCATCCTCCACATTATAAAAGGGGGATAGAGACTATAAAAATAATACGCTCAAAGCTAACCATGGAAGAATACATAGGTTATCTGCGTGGCACAATTATTAAATACATCACACGTCTAGGATACAAAGGACAAGACCATGACATGATAAATGATGTAGGTAAAATAATATGGTATGCAAAAGAACTTGAAGATTATTTAAAGGAGAAAAGCCATGAGTGATGATATTTTTATGCGAGTAAAAAGACTTCTTGAGAACCACGTCGAGGTCTTAAATAAACATAGTATCGGCGATGAACATGCAGAAGAAGCACAAGATATTATTGATGAACTAAATATATTGATTAAAAACAAGGCATTTATTGAACACCTAGAACACGAGATTGAAGAAGAAGAACGCAAGATGGTTAGCGATGACTTGGCTAAAGAAATTCTTAACGGAAAGTTTTGTGTTGGTGGAAACTGCGAGGATTGAGAACTGGTATCAACTCGCTTTCTATGTTTTATTACCGAGGGGGCATAAATGGATA